AGATCCGCTTCCGTTAAAACGATGAACTTCCACCCACGCGCAGTCGCATAGTTCTTCGCCGCTTCCCATTTATTTTGATTCTTTACATACTGAAAAGACTCATACAGATATGTCTTGGTCTTTCTTTTTGGCTGTTTCGGTGGCTGAGTTTGCTTTTTTGGCTTTATTTCCACCAGATATGTCTGTAGTTCGTTGTTTTTTTCTCGCACGACTATCTTGAAGTCTATGAAGTATCGGTGCGTTTTGCCATCCATGTCGTACTTGTAAGGAACTATGGTTGACTCGCTCGACCACTCCACTATCGACTCCTTTGAGTCGCAGTAGTTCATGAACTTTCTTTCCCAAGAACTTCTATAAATAATCTTCGTTGGATCCCCTTTGTATTTTTTGGGGTTTTTTGGACTGAATACACCCTGTAGGAATTTATTTTCTCGGTTAACCATATGCCACAATACGCTCCGAACAACAAGTACTACGCTGAAAATCAAACCATACCAACTCAACTTGAGTACCCCATACTCGGTGCTGCTGGTGCGGGAGCAAGGGCCAGGAATAGAAATTCATTCTATAGAACGGGTAATGGTTCTCTTGAAGAACTTCTCAATGCAACATCATCTCCTGGAAATATTGGAACAGATGCTTCTCCTTCAGGAGATATCACAGCATCAACAACAAATCCAAATCAGAAGAACGAAATACTGAACATACCCTCATTTTTATCATATCCTTCTGATCTTGGAATAAACAGAAGGTTTCATCACTTCATCATGTTCAATATTTATCAAGGATCCTCTGATGAGGTTCGACTGAAGACAAGACAAGCAAATCAAATACAGAGTTCCCTACTCGCAAAAGGTGGGTTGCAATTTGGTAGTCAATCTGGAGGTGGTGGTGGCAACAGCGAAACCGATAGAAACTATGCCTACAATTCTTTGATTCAAGCGGGGTTTTCGCAGGAACAAGCCAGACGATATTCCGATGCCATAATAGGGGGTGGTGGACTTGGATCCTTGGGATTGACTTCAGACGAAAGGATAGGTGCTGTTGATAATGCCTTGCAAGGCGCACTTACTAACTCTGTCGGAGAAGTTGATCCTGATTCTGGAACACTAAGTTATATAAATCCCGTCGACAACAGCATTAGAATCGCAAATACCGCAGTGGGAGCAGCGCAATTTGTCTATCAGGCCGCTAAGAGTGGTGTGAACTATTTCAATAGCATTGTTGATGAAACAAATAGCGATGCCTTAGCAGAAGCAAATGCAAATCCAAGAAACTTCAATCAGCGGGGAACTGGTGGTAGGCTTGCAAACAGACCAAAGAGTGAGCAAAATATACTCTTGGCAAACAGAAGATTCACCAAGGCAAACATAAAATCAAAAGACACAATCGCCTTGTATATGCCTCAGAAAATAACCATGAATGATCAGTTGGTTTACTCTGAGGAAGATATGGGTACGACAAAGATGATTCTTGATGCCCTAACTGGCAAAAGAGGTGCCGCCTCTGCATTGATAGAAAAGATAGGTAGACGAACGGTATCGGATGCTGTTGCGAAGATAGGAGAGATGGCAAACGGTGTGGCTGCGGTTGGTGGTGCTTTGAATGAGGTGGCACAAGAAACGAATCTTGCCGCTGTCAGGGCTGCTCAGACAAGAACAGTCGCCAACCCAAGAAAGCAAATGATGTTTCGCGATGTTGGCGTTAGATCCCATAGTTTTTCCTTTGACTTCATGCCAAAAAACGAAAAGGAAGCGGAGACGGTACTCAACATCATAAGAATGCTTCGTTATCATGCATATCCAGGATTGCAGGGTGGTGGTGGACATTTCTTCACTTTTCCCGCAGAGTTTGAGTTGACGTTCTATACAATAGAAGAACCAAGTGGGATGGTTGTGATCAATGACAATCTTCCAAAATTGCCAAAACTTGCTCTGCAATCGGTAAACGTGGATTTTTCCGCAGCAGGAGATTTTAAGACATTCACAGATGCCAAGCCAGCGTTCATTCGCCTTGAATTGGGGTTCCAAGAAATGGAACAACTAACAAACGAACATATTGTTCACGGATACTGATACATGTACGACAAATTGCCAATAGTAAACTACTTGACACCACAGGGATACAGGCAGATGTCTGATATCACCGTCAGATTCAAGGTAGAGCAGACGGTCATCGATGAAGGTGCATATCCATTAAACGTGACGGTGAATGAAACCGATAGACCCGACATAGTTGCTCATAGAATATACGACGATTCCAAGGTGCATTGGGTTATATTAGATCTAAACAACATGGTCAATCCTTATTACGATTGGGTACTATCTTCAGTTGCACTCGACAACTATGTTCAAGAAAAATATCCAGGGTACACTTTGTTTTTGACGAGCGTGGGTGGTCAAACCGCATTTGAGGGATCGTTCAGAACGAATGACATTGTCTATGCCACAGGTACGAGCAGTGCTGCTGCACAGCCATCCATCTTGGACTCATTGAAAAACGCAAGAGTTGTGGAGTACGATCCTCAATATTGCAGGCTTGTGATGGACTTCACGCAGAAGACCGCATGGATACCATCAGAAGGTGATTTGATTGCTGGTGCCAATACCAATGTGTTGGGAGAAACGACTTATTATGTCGGTAGAATAGGAAAGGTGATCGCATCTCCTTATGCAGTCCATCATTTCGAAAATAGCGATAAGGAAATATTGAATCCGCGGGTTCCAAAGTCTCTTCATAATCAGTTTCTGTCAACATCAAGTTTCGGATTTACATTTGGTGCAACTCCTCTTGGAAGATACATTCTGGAAGACCATGGAGACGATGTTATAACCAATAGAGATTATGAGGAGCGGCTCAATGATGAAAAGAGAAACATCACTCTGATAGAACCAAGATACATGTCGAATATAAACAGAAACATAGATTCCTTCTTGACCAATGCCTGAATCAATATCAAACAGCAACTCTTATTCCAAGCAGAACGATTATCAATTGCTCAAGTTGGAGATCGTATCCAACAGCGGTGGACCAGCGGTTGATCTCAAAGGGCAGTTTATAGAACTTCTTTTGTATGAAACCATATACGACACGAAAATGGTTGGAGAAGTGTTGTTGCTTGATGCACTTAACTACTCTGAAGCCATTCCCATCGTTGGCAACGAGACGATACTGATATCCTTCAAAACCCCGAATGCCGAGACACCAATCGAAATAACGGGTAAGGTATTCACCGTACTTGGAAAGTCACGAACATCGAATGAGAAAACCGAAACGTACAAGTTGCAGTTTGTCAGCAACATTCAATATGAAAACAACATGAAGAGAGTTTCCTGTTCGAAAAAGGGTTCTCTATCGAAGATGGTGTTTGATATTTTCTCGGAGAACTTCAAGGACACATCGCGATTGACAATCGATCCCGTGAGTAACAAAGAATTTCAGTTTGTATTCCCCTACTGGTCTCCGCTCTACTCCATAAACTGGCTTGCACAAAGAGCATTTTCTTCTGGACCTTCGAATAGAAATGCTCCATCTTGTTTCGTATTCTATGAAGATGTAGATGGATTTCACCTCTCAGATATTGTCTTCAGGATGAACAAGCCGCCAGTGATGTCGTATAGACATGAGCCTCCAACTCCAATGAACATGGCCGATGTCAATCGATATTTTCAAAGAGTTCAGGATTATCAGGTGAACTCATACTTCGATAGAATCAATGAATATCGGCGAGGTATGTACTCTGGTTACTTGATGACTCATGATATAACAAATAAGAAAATGAACTACTATGAATACGACTATCATGAATCATTTGACAAGGTGAATCACCTCAACCCAGAAAAACTCATTCCAAAAAGCAACAGACGTTTTGTTGATGCAAAGATGGGATTCATGAACTATCTTCCTGTGCAAGCGGATAGATTTAACAACGTGAAGGAAAATGATGTTCCGCAGAATTTCTTTCCCGATAAGGCAAGTATCATAAATCAGTTCAATACATTGACGATGAGTTTGCTTGTCAATGGAAATTCCACTCTACGATTGCTTGATGTGATAGATTTTGAGATAGCAAAAACGGGATATATGGATGCAAAAGAAAAGGATTGGGAAGATCAATACCTTAGTGGTAGATACATGATAGTATCCCTGAAGCACATGATAAATAGAGAGGTTGGGTACAACACAACCATAACAATGGCAAAGGACTCCCTCATAAAGGGAATTCCTGATGGGTATGAGGTTTAATTTTTACAATGGAGAATAGCATGGAAGAGAACGAAAACAAGGTAATCACGCCAGCAGAAACAGAAAAGAAGTTGTGGAAACTTCCCTACACCAAAGAAGAACTACTTGATTGGGAGAGGTGGGGTAACGAGAATTTTGGGTATGACGAAAGGAAATGACATCGGATGATAATGGGTCAGAATGGATTTGTTTGGTGGTTTGGTGTTGTTGAAGACACCAATGACCCATTGACGCTTGGTCGAGTTCGTGTCCGAGTGTTTGGATATCATCCGGAAAACAAGAAGACACTACCAACAAGCGATCTGCCTTGGGCGCATCCTCTTCTTGACATAACAAGTGCTTCAATTAGCGGAATAGGTAAATCTCCAACTGGATTGGTTGAGGGATCGCATGTTTTTGGGTTTTTCAGGGATGGTGAGAACGCACAGCAGCCAGTGGTGATGTTTTCTGTCGGGGGAATACCTCAGGAAATAGCCAACAAGAATTTGGGGTTCAACGATCCTTCCGGAACATATCCAACGAAGGAATATGTTGACGCAAAACATGGTGATGTCAATTTTCTCGCAACGGGAAAAAATACAGATCAAACCATCGTACAGGCCAAGAAGGATACAGCAGTGTCAAATGTTCCCGTTGCATGGGATACCTTTGAAACTCAAAAATGGTCTGAACCAGAAACCCCATACAGCCCACAATATCCAAACAACAAGGTTTTCACCACCAAATCAGGAATGGTGGAGGAATGGGATGACACCCCCGGTAAGGAACGGCACCACACATACAATCCGGGTGGATCTTTTGAAGAGGTGTCGAGTGCCTTCAAAAACAATCCACCAGGAACAAGAGTTCACAAGATTCAGGGGAACAACTATGAACTGATCGCGGGAAGCGATTATGTGGTAATCAATGGTGTTGCAAACATAACAATAAATGGCGATGCTAATGTTTACATAGGATCAAGGTTGTCTGGTGGAAATCTCAACCTACAAGTAGATGGAAATGTAAACCTACAGGCTTTGAGAGATGTTAGATCAGTCGTGTATGGAACGTGGGATGTTTCGGTTCTTGGTGATTATAGGGAAACCATCATGGGGAATAAGTACACCACCGTGTATGGAAATTGTGTTAGTGAAGTTTATGGTGTTGGTGGTTTTGTTGTTAACTCCCTTGGCTCCGGTGATGTTGTGCTGAAAACCATGACGGGTAGTGATCTTGCACTTTCTGGTAAGGTTTCGTTGATCAAGTTGAACTGCCCTTCTAGAAAGGGACAACCAGATGCTATGATCATTCCTGGACTATATCCGAATCCATTCATAGGGGCATGAAATGGCATATCTGATTTGGAGAGGAACATACTCACTCACACGACAATATCAACCAGGAGATGTCGTGTACAATCCCGATGATGGAATTTCCTATGTGTGTGTCACTCGTTCTTTGGGTATTCCACCATATTATCTTGAATCTGGATTTGAACCAATTGTAAACTTCAATATCTCTTTGCTTGATGGAGGTGAGTTTTAAATGCTGTCTGTTGGAAAACTTGGGGATTTCGTTGGGGATGGCAAGGTGTTGAATGGTGCTTTTAGCGTCTTGGTTAATGATATTCCAGTCGCAAAAGTTGGCAGCATTATTTCTCCGCATGATAGAAACCCAACACATAAAGCCAGTATGATAACTGGTTTGCCATCGGTTATGGTTGAAGATGCCCCCGTCTGTAGAAATAAAGACTTAGCGTCCTGTGGACATTTTCTTATTGCTCTTAGCAGTGTAGAGGCTGGTAGTTAAAATGAGTTCTTATCAAAACATCTTTGCGAGTTCAAATTGCAGCGTCATCTCTGGTCTTATACCACCAGGAGTTAAGAAGTTTGTCAATTCGTTTATGAGCGGAAACTTGCTACAAAATCCTCTTTCTATTGTCCTTTCCACTTTTGGAGAGCAAATAGGCGGATTTATGGGAAAATTGAATGAAATCGAAGATCTCGACAATAATCTCAAAGAACTGAACGAGAAACTGGACAAAGTAAACGATAAGTTACAAAAGTTTCAAAATCATACTGATATTTTGAGTGGTGTGATTCGCAATCCAAATCAGGCTTATGCCACTTTGGATCAAATTCTTGGAGTCATGTCTGCATACAACTCAATGAAGGATGTGTTGAAAGATCCAGGCGCGCAACTTGAGGACAATTTTTCACAAGCATTCTCATCTCTAAATCCAAGAATAGTTGGACCATTCTTTGAAAACTTTGCCGAAAATATGGCAGAAATAGAAAGACTACTGAATGAGGTTTCCTATCAGGTTGATGCAAGCGGAAATAAAGAACTGATAGCGACGGCCAGCGTTCTAAATGAACTCGGAAAACTTGCGGGGAATATAGGAGATGCGTCTGAAAGCATTCAGGGGTTCATAGATGGCGACGAAGCA